TAGATGAGGAAACAGGACAAGTATTAACAACATATAATGGTCCTAAACTAAAACGTATATCACCATTTGATATTGTGTTTAATCCTGTAGCAAGTTCTTTTGCTAAGTCACCTAAGTTTACAAGATATGTTAAATCTATAGGTGAACTAAAAACAGATGTAGAAGAAAGACCAGACTTACAATATAAAAAGTCAGCATTTGATAAAGCATTAGACATTAGAAACTCTATATCTATGTTTAGACAAGAAGATGTAAATAAAGCTGATGCATATATAGCTGATGGTTTTGGTACACTACAAGAATATTATCAGTCTGGTATGGTAGAAGTATTAGAGTTTGAAGGAGACTTCTATGATAAAGATGAAGAAAAGTTATACAAGAATAGAATCATTACTATTATTGATAGAAACTATATAATACGTAATATAGAAAATCCTAGTTATATAGGTAAAGATAGTAAAGCTCATGTATCATGGAGAAAAAGACCAGACAACTTATATGGTATGGGACCACTAGATAATTTAGTAGGTATGCAATATAGACTAGACCATTTAGAAAATGCTAAAGCAGATGCTATGGATTTAACTATACATCCACCTATGGTAATTAAGGGTGAAGTAGACCCATTTGAATGGGGACCTGAAACAACTATCCATTTACAAGAAGATGGTAATATTACTATGTTACCACCTAACCCTGCTGCATTTCAAGTAAACAATGAACTACAAGCTTTAATGAATACAATGGAGCAAATGGCAGGTGCTCCTAGAGAAGCTATGGGTATTAGAACACCAGGAGAAAAGACTGCTTTTGAAGTACAGTCTTTACAAAATGCTGCTGGTAGAATATTCCAAAATAAAGTTAATCAATTTGAAGTAGAGTTTTTAGAACCTTTACTAAATACAATGTTAGAATCAGCTAAACGTAATCTAGATTTACCTGAACTAGCTAAAGTATATGATGATGATTTTGGTGTACAAGATTTCTTATCTATTACTAAAGAAGATTTAACTGCTAGAGGCATGATTAGACCTATAGGTGCTAGACATTATGCTGCTAGAGCACAACTATTACAAAACATGTTAGGTGTATTTAACAGTCCTATAGGACAAATGATTAGTCCTCATGTATCACCTAAACTTGTAGCTAAGATGGTAGAAGAGTATATGGGCTTTGACCAGTATGGATTTATGCAAGATAATGCAGCTATTTTTGAAATGGCAGAACAAGAAAAACTTAAAATGCAAATCCAACAACAAATGCAACAACAAGCTCAAGAACCAACTATGGAAGAGAATATGGTTAACCAACAAGTTAATCAAATGGAACAACAAGTAGGTATGTCTGACATATCTGATTTAATTGAAGCAGAAGAAAATTCAGACTTACCTCCAGATGTTGTATAAACGAAAGTCCTTGACTTTTACTTAAATATATGGTATAATTATAGTATGGATTTAAAAAGTGAAAAGGCTAAAGCCTTAACTAAGAAACAAGTTTTTGAAGAGTTGAGAAGTTATTTAAATGAGCAAGTAGATATTTCAAATAGAAAGTGTATGGATGAAGAGAACTTTAAACTTCCTGCTTTTAATGAGTATCAAGCTTATCAAAGAGGTATACAGAAGGCTTTAACAAAACTATATAATTTATTACCTTGACCAAAGGAGATGTAACATGAATGATGAAGTAAAAACAGAAACAACTGAAACACCTGTACAAGAACCTACCCAGGAGACTGTACAAACAGATACTCAACCAAAAGCATTTGAGATTCCGACCGAAGCTCAAGAAGTAATTGGAGAGGGTAAAAAGTACCAGAGCCCAGAGGATGCTTTAAAGTCAGTACCTCATGCACAGAAACATATTGAGACTCTTGAGTCTGAACTTGCAACTGTACGTGAAGAACTAACTAAGCGTCAAACTACTCAGGAACTTATAGATGAATTAAAGTCTGGAGTTCAACCGACAGCCACGACCGTGCCAGTAGGGGAACTTAATCAAGATAATGTGATGGATTTAGTTAATCAAACTATTGCTACAAGAGAAGCAAATGCTAAGGCAGACTCTAATGCTAAGTCAGTAGCTGCAAAGTTTACTGAACAGTATGGAGACAAAGCTGAAGTTACTTACAACTCTATAGCAAAAGAACTTAACTTATCTGTTAAACAACTTAACGAGCTTGCAGCAACAAGCCCAACAGTAGTATTAAAAGCAGCAGGATTATCTGCAGCTAAAGCACCAGTAGCTAGTTCTAGTGGTGATATTAATACTGAAGCTCTAAGTCAATCAGCTAAACCAACTGATTTATCTGCAAAGGTAGCAGGTGGTTCAACTAAAGACTTATTAGCTGCTTGGGGTAATGCTAAAGCTAAAGTAAATCAACAGTCTTAAGGAGACTTAATAATGGCACATAATACTGCAAATACAACTGCGTTCATTGAATCGCAACAGTATTCTCAGTTTATTCTTGATAACTTACACGACTACCTTCTTCCAGAAGGAATGTATCGTGATGTAACAGACTTCGGTTCAGGTACAACACTAAACATTAAAACAGTTGGTACTGTAACACTTCAAGATGCAGCTGAAGATACACCATTGAACTTTACTAACATAGACACTGGTAACATTACTCTATCTATTACTGATTATATTGGTGATGCATGGAAAGTTACTGATGACCTACGTGAAGATGGTTCACAAGTAGATACACTCATGGCTATGAGAGCTATGGAATCAACACGTGCTCTTGGTGAAAATCACGAAGGACGTTTTTTAGCCGTAGCTAATGGCGGACAAACAGCAGCAGACCTTAACTTAGTTAATGGTCGTCCACATCGTTGGGTAGCTGGTGGTTCTGGAGCAGCAACAAGAAATGTTGTTCTTGCTGACTTTGTATCTATGAAACTAGCGTTTGACAAAGCTAATGCACCTGCATCAGGTCGTATTGCTATTGTTGACCCTATCGTAGAAGCAACTCTTAACACATTAATCTCTCAAACATCTGTAGTTAATAACACTCCGCAATTCCAAGGTGTTCTTAACGAAGGTTTTGCTAGAGACCATCGTTTCGTAAGAAACATTATGGGTTGGGATATTTATACTTCTAACTTCTTACCATCACTTACAGCAACAGAAGCTATTAACGGTGCAGCATATGACCTAGCTAATGATACAGCTGAAGTTGGTGATAAGGTTAACGTGTTCATGTGCGTAGCAGATGATTCATGTAAACCTGTTATGCATGCATGGAGACGTGCTCCGCAAACAGAAGGTTGGAGAGACCAAGAAGAAAGAGCTGATAAATATCAAGTTACTTCTAGGTTCGGGTTTGGTGTTCAGCGTGCTGATACACTAGGCGTTATATTAACTGATGAAGCAACTTACTAAGGAGAAAAGTTATGACTATTGAAATGGCTCCAGTTCGTGGCGTTGCAAATCATTATGGTACTCGTACTACTAGAAACAAATATGGTGGTCAAGAGTCTACTAAAATGGGCGTAGTTAAGTCCGCAGAATGGCACTTCACATATGATGACTTGCCTGCTGCTCTTAATAGCAACCTACCACAAGTAATCCCAGCAAACGCATCTATTGTGTCTGCTACACTTTATGTCGATGAAGCATTTACATCTACTTCTGGCACTACTGACTTAACAGTTGGTCTTGAACAGAAAGATGGTACTGATATCGACGTAGATGGTTTAATTACTGCAGCTAATGCAGAAAGTGCACTTATCGACGCTAATGGCGACGTTGTTAATGGTACTGGTGCATTAGTTGGTAAAAGCATCGGTGCAAATCCAGGTCAACTTATCGTAGATAAGTCAGTTGATGATTTGTTAACTGGTAAAGCAAGATGTGTCGTAGAATTCGTATACGACAAGTAATACCTCGGTAATGCCCTCTTAGGAGGGCTTACCCCTAATTTAATACAGGAAACATTATGACAATACAACATAATCTTATTACAGGCAGTGACCTACATGAACCAAAGGGAGTAGCGGCAGCTTCTAATAAGACTGTATATGTTGCTAATGGTTCTGGTTCAGGTGTATGGACAGCACCTAATGCAGTAGCTAATGTCTACATTGCATTTAATTTAGCTAGTCCTACATACACACAAGCTAATACTACATCAGATGTAATACTAGACCCTACATGGCTTAGTGGAGTTGTATCAGACTTTACAGTTCAAACATCTCCTAATGCTAGAATTAGATATGATGGTACAGATACAAAAAATGTTACAATTACTTTAGCAATAGCTTGTAATCAAGCTTCAGGTAGTAATAAAAATGTAGAGTTTGCTTTATTTAAAAATGGTACAGAAATAACAGGCTCAAGAAGTGTAAGAACTACAACAACAGGTGATTGGGGAAATATTGCGGTTGTTGGAAGTACAACTATGGCTACTAATGATTATATAGAAATTAAATCTAAAGCTAGTGCATCAGCTACTATTCAGTATGCTAACTTATCTTTAAGAGTATCAGGAGCAGTCTAATGGCTAAAATGAATTTACTAGCAATGACTCAAGACATCTTATCTGACATGGATTCAGATGATGTCAATAGCATTAATGACAGTGTAGAAGCTTTACAAGTAGCACAGATAATTAAGACTACTTACTACAATATTATTGATGGTAAGAACTATGCATTCTTATATGAGTTATTTAAATTAACAGCTAGTGGTACAGATGATAGACCTACTCACATGAAGTTACCTGAAGATATTATTGACTTAAAATGGATTAAGTATAATAATAAAAAGAAAGCTACAGATAAAGATAACTTTCAAATGATAGATTATAAATTACCAGAAGACTTTATGGATATAGTAGATGCTAGAGATAGTACAGCTACTAACATAAAAAAAGTTACAGATACTACTGGTATTACTCTTAACATATTTAATGATAGATGTCCACAGTATTTTACATCATTTGATGATGAAACTATTGTAATGGATGGATATTTAAAAACTTTAGAGTCTACATTACAAAATAGTAAAACACAATGTCATGGTAAAAGGTCAGTAGCATTTACAATGTCAGATACATTTACTCCTGACTTACCAGTACAGATGTTTACATACTTACTTAATGAAGCTAAGTCTGCTTGTTTCTTAACATTAAAACAAATGGCTAATCAGAAAGCAGAACAGATATCTGTAACACAAAGACGTAGAATGAGTCAAGATGCTTGGAAGATTGCTAAAGGTATTAGATACCCTAACTATGGTAGACATTCTACTAACAAAACAGGAGGGTCTAAATATTGAGTTTCAATACACAGAATACTAAATCATTTATACACGCAGAACAATATGGAAAGAAAAAGAAAAGAATTAGCACACAAATTGCAAAATTGTTGTCTACTGCCAAGACTAGTCAGATTACTACGATTAAGCCTCTTAACCAAAAAGTTACTAAAGGTAACATAGCATTTAAAAAACATAAACAACCTAAACTAAGGAGAAAAGGGTAATGGTAGATTTAAATAGACAAAGTACAGCAACTAGAGAAGGTAAACAAGCTTATAAAAAAGCAAAGAAATTAAAAGAAAAAACAACAACAAGCAGGTTTGCAAATGATAGAACACAAATGACTTACAAAGGAACAAAAGGTGCTGAAGGTTATACACCTGTTAAAAGTCCAAATACAGGACCTGACTACCCTAAACCAAAAATATCTGGTATAGATAAAGCTAGAGACCACTCAAGTAGTTTAAAACCAGGTAACATAGCTACAGGTGGAGATAAAACATATAAGTCTATAGGTCCAAATTACAATCTTAAAAAAGAAGGACCAATACAAACAAAAGGGTCAGATACTAAAACAGATTATACTAAAGTTTCTGGTCCAAATATGAGTCAAGTAAATAAAAATACACCAAAAGTAAAAGATAAACTTGGTAGGTCTAAAGGTGTACCACATTATGCTACAAAAATGGCAAAACAACTAATGGGTGGTAGAAGATAATAATAAGGAGATAGACATGACCAATGTCAAAAAGAATTGGAAGACTCACGGTAAGATGGATTTACAAGCAGTTATTGCACCTAACACAGCACATTATGTATTTCAGTGGAGTGATGGTGGGCAGATACCAGAAGAGTTAACAGGTACATATACATCAATGGTATTTATGGAAACATCAGTTGCTAGTTATTTAGCTAATTCAAAACCTAAAGAACAGGTAGATGAAAGAGTAAAAGCTAAAGCTAAGACAGAAAAAAGACTAGCTAAGAAAAAATTAAAAGAGGAAGTAAATGGCACAGAAGGGTGAAACCGCTTATAGGTCGTTTGTTAAAGGATTAATAACTGAAGCTAATCAGTTAACGTTTCCTGACAATGCGTCAATAGATGAAGCTAACTTTGTCCTTAATCGTGATGGTTCAAGGTCTAGAAGGTTAGGTATCGACTATGAATCTTCTTATGCTTTAACAGCTACAGGTTTAACTGCTACAGATATTAAAGAAGGTAAACAATCTTTTCATATTTGGGAAAGTCCTGGAGGAGATACATCTGTAACATTAGGTGTTGTACGTATTAAAAATAAACTTTGGTTTATGAATCTCTTAACAGATTCTCCATCAGCTAATCTTAAAAATAGTGGAAGTCCAGTTACTATTGCATCATTAAGTAATAGTAAAATAGAAACTTCTGTTATTAATAATAAATGTGTTATTGTTTCTAAAGATTTGCCTAGACCTGTGTTACTATCATATAATGTAAGTACAGGTGCAGTTACTCAAAGTACTATTCAAATACAAATAAGAGATATTTATGGTGTAGATGATACATTATTTCTTGATACTAGACCTACTACATTAAGTAATACACATAAATATAACTTACGTAATCAAGGTTGGAATAAAAACATTGTTACAACTACTGGTGCAGATGCTATTACTTTAACAAAAACAGATTTAGGAGTATATCCTGCTAACTCTGATAACTGGACATTAGGTAAAATATCTAATGCTTCTAGTGCTGATTATGAAAAGTATGACCCAGATACTTTAAATAAAAACTCATTCTCTAACTATCAAATAGCTAAGGGTAGTTTTATTATTGATGCTTTTGAACGTGGTGTAGGTAGAAATAATGCATCAGATGTAAAGTCTGGATTACCTATTGATAGAGAAGAAGGTAACATAAGTACTATTACTTCTTATGCACAAAGATTATTTTATTCAGGAATTGACTCAAGTGTAACTGGACCAGATATTAGGTCTCCTAATTATTCAGGTTATATTTTCTTTAGTAAAGTTATTAAAGCAGATGATGATTTAGGTAAATGTCATCAAGAAGCTGACCCAACAGACCCAGGTATTAATGATTTAATAGACACAGATGGTGGTTCAATACAAATACCAGATATCACTCGTGTTGTTAAAATTATAGCATCCCAAGCCTCAGTATTAGTTTTTGCAGAAAATGGCGTGTGGGAGGTTTATGGAGATACTGGAGGGTTTATTGCTACATCTTTCCAAGCAAGTAAAATATCTACTAATGGTATTACTAATGGAGAATCTGTAGTTAATGTAAATGGTAACTTTATTTACTGGTCTAAAGCTGGTATATACCTACTTAAACCTGATACAGCATCAGGTAGATTTGCAGCAGAATCTTTATCATTAACATCAATACAAAATTTATATCTTAACATACCTGAAGTAGCTAAAGATTTTTGTAAAGGTATCTATGATGAAAAAGAAAATAGAGTTAGATACTTATATAATGATAGTGCAGATTCTTCTTCTAACTATCCTAGTAGTTATAATAAAGAATTAATTTATGATTTAACTTTAAAAGCTTGGTCTAAAAATGAATTATCTAGTTTAGCTTCAGATTCACCTTATGTAGCTGATTATGTACCTATACCAGGATACTCAGTCTCATCTAGAGAAGAATCTGTTGTAGCAGGAACAGATACTGTGTTAGTTACTGCAGGAGATACAGTTGTAATACCTGATGATGTAGCTACAAGTAGAATAGAACAGTTTAGTTTTCTTACTATTGTAGGAACATCATTTACTTTATCTAAATATAATGGTAGTGATTTCTTAGATTGGAAAACTAAAGATAGTGTAGGAGTAGATTACTCTAGTTACCTTTATACAGGATATGAATTGTTTGGGGATATAATGAAAGAAAAACAAGTACCTTATTTATTCTTTTATTTACAAAAAACAGAAGATGGTTTTCAAGCATCAGGTAGTGACTTAGTATTTAAGAATCAATCTTCATGTAAAGTACAAGCACAATGGGGTTGGTCTAATTCTGCAGCTAATGGTAAATGGGGTAATGAGTTTCAAGCATATAGAATACTAAGAAACTATACACCATCAGGAGCAAGTGATGCTTATGATAGTGGTGAGTCTATGGTAGTAACTAAAAATAAACTTAGGGGTTCAGGTAAATGTTTAAGTTTATATATTAGGTCAGAAGCAGGTAAGGACATGAAGTTATTAGGATGGGGACATCCAGTAACTATGCTATCAACTCCGTAATATGGAAAAGTTATATGATGAGTCAGACAATGGCTTTATAGGTATTAGTTTTAGTAAAGAGATGAATGAATGGATAATGCATATAGAATGTCATTCATGGAGTCATAATAAGTTTAAAAGATATTTAAAAGGATTAGAAACAGTTAAACAAGAACTTAGAAACAGAGGTATTAAAAGAGTTTTTGGTATATGTGAAACAAAGAAAGAAAGAAAGTTTAATATAGTATTTGGAGCTAAACCAGTACCAAACGGTATTATACTTACAGAAGATGGTTTATTAAATTATTTAACAGTATTGGAGATATAATATGGGTGGAGTAGTCAAAACAGTAGCTAAAGTAGCAGTTCCTGCAGCAATAGCTTATGCAAGTTATCAAACAGGTGGGTTTGGTATGGGACAACCTGGATTTCAAACAAGTGGGTTTTGGAAAGGTACTTCTTCTTTTGGTGGGGGCAGTTTTCTAGGTAGCATAGGTAGTGCACTTTCAAAAAACCCATTTGCTGCTGCTAGTCTTGCTGTGCAAGGATACTCAAGTATACAATCTCAAAAGTATGCTAGCCAACAATCAGGTTATCAACGACAACAAGTAGAAGCTAAAAATAAATCTGATGCTGCTAGGAATAGATATAATCAGTTACTACAGAAAAGAAGTAGATACCAAGCAATACGAGCTGCTAGAATAGCACAAGCAAAAGTAGGTGGTGGTTATGGTTCAGCAGTTGGTGCAGGTGGTACATCAGGTTACGTAGGTTCTGTTGGTAGTATAGGAACACAAGCATCACAAAATATAGGTAATATTAATGTAGCTGAAGATGTAGGTAATCAAATAACTCAATTTAATACTATGTCTGCTAACTATGGTAGTCAAGCAGCTCAAGCAGGAGCTAAGGGTACAGGATGGAAAAATGTAGCTGTCCTTGGCGATACTATATTTGATAATGTTGAAAAAATATTTGGATAAATATGGAAGAAAAAATAGACAATGGTTTTGTACCTGGGCAAGAAATACCTCCTTATTCTGCAGGTGTTGTTACTAGTCTAGAAGATTTAGAACAAATACAACATGATGCTTATTATTCTGCTGAATTAAATGCAGAAGATACTATGAATAAGTTTGATGAAACAATGGAAGAGTATGCTGTAATGGGTAACTCTTCTTTACTTGCTCTTACTCAACAGCAAATTGCACAAGAAGAAGATGAATCTGTTAAGCAAACAATTACTGCTCTTATAGATGATGATGAAATTTCTGCAGAAGATAAAAAAGGTTTACTAACTGCATATACTTATGGATATAATCCTCCTATGTCTATAAGAGATAAGTATGTTGAAACTATTTCTGCAGAAGAAGCAGCAACTAGCACAGATGATGAAATAGAAAATCTATACATGAGTATGGATAAACAAAAGTTAGTTGAAGAATCTTTAAAAGTAGGTCATAGTTTACGTAAAAATATGATGTACTTTTCAGAAAATAATCCTGGAGTAAATGTAGACACTTCTCAAGCAAGTAAACTATTAAGAGCTATGGCTGATTTAAGTCCAGGGTATACTAAGTTTTTTGAAATGTCAGATGAAGAACTAGAAGAAAATGATGGGTTTTTCTATGGTGTAGGTGTTAATGCGACACAACTATTTAATGCTTTTATTGCTGAATTACCTATGTATATAGGTATATTAGGTAGTACTCCAATAGCTAGACTTGAAGGAGCTAATCCTGATACTAAAGCATTAGATGCTTTTGGTGACTTATTTTTAACTGATGATGAAAAAATAAGAGCTATAAAAAACATGACTGAAATGAGAAGGTATGTAGAAAAATTATATGCTCAAGAGCCTAAAAAAGTATTAGGTTTTTTAAATGACTATCAAGGTGTAGGTATAGTAGGTGATATAGCTCTTAATTGGAGAGACTTTTGGCATACAGTAATGAGAGTAGGTGGCTTAGTAGCTACTAAAGAAGAGTTTGATAATTACATAACTCAAGATTCTATTACTATGAGTACTTTTGAAACTATTGATGAAGGTTTTTTATGGGTAGCTAAAAAAATAAATCCAACAAATCCAGAAGCAGCCAAAGTACCTCTTGAAATAGCATCCTTCTTTGTTTTGGCTGGTGCTAAAAAAGGTAAGTCTATTGCTAGAACTACTAAAAGAAGATATGATTTAGATAAAGCAGGATATGATAAAACAGTTTCTAGGTTCTTAGAAGCTTTAGATGCAGCTGAACCAGGTAAACCAAAAGGAAATGTTATATCTCCTCTTAATGTAATTAATGAAGCTAATAATATAAAATTAGATAGTCCTTATCAAAACATAAGAATAGCTAACTCTAATAAAGGCAATAAACTAACTGTAGATATTATAGCAGATAAATCTGGTAAAATAGCAGCATCAGTAGATGTTAAAAGAACATCAATTATAGGTTTAGCTTTTGCTCCTATCATTGGAGGTATACTTAATAAAGGTAGGCATTTAGATATGCATGAGTGGAGTTTACAAGAAAAACTCTATAGAACTATGCAACAATCTTACTTTACTAATGAAGGACATTTGTTTCCAGAAAAAAGAAAAACATGGATTAGAGATACAGATAATGTATTAGATGATATATCTGCCGGTGTAGATATATATCAAAGAAACTCAGATAGTATCTTTTATGATACAGGAACTGGTTTAGATACATCTATAGTATTTAGTAAGAATGATAGAACAAACTATAAGAGTGTAGCAGAAGCATCAGATGCAGTTACTGTTATTTTAGAAAAGATTAAAGAGTCAGGTAAATCAGATTTTCAGTTAGTTATAGAACATGTAGATGGTAATGGAGCAGTAAGAAAAACTTTTGATAGTATTGAAGCTTTACAACAATCTCCATTATTTAAAAAAGCAGTAGATTCTGTAGCAAATCTAGAAGCTAATAAAGCTAACTTACTTGCCGAATCTGCATCAGCTAGAAAGATTATACTTAATAAAGAAAGAGTTAAAGCTGAAGCTGAATTACAAGGAATTACTCCTAAAAAATGGTTACGTGCAGCTAAGGTAAGAGCTGGGTTACGTGAAGTAGAAATTAGAAACTTAGAAAAAGAAATACAAGTAGCTAAAGAGTTAGAAGGTAAAGTATCTCAAGAGCCTAATCTTAGAGTTAGAATTAATAGAAAAGCAGAATACTATGATTCAGCTAGACAAATAACAGATGGTTTTAATAATCCTCCTAAAAGAAGTAATTTATTTACTCAAACTTTATTTGGTAGTACTTGGTTATGGAAAGGTTTAGCTCAATTTGGTTCTATAAATGCTAAGTTTGAATCTAAAATGCAAATGGCTGGACTACGTAGTGAAGCTTGGTTTAAAGATACTTTAACAAACTTACAAAAAGATATTAATAAATTAGACCAGTCAGGTAGAAATGATATGGCTTTACTATATAAAAAATCTTTAGACTATAAAGATTATTTAACTATAGATGATATAACAAGAATGTTAGGTAGACCAGATTTACCTTTAGAAACAGCTTACTTATATCAAAATATTATTACTAAAACTAGAGGATTAAATAGATTTAGGTTCCAAGCAGAAAACTTGTTTGAACTTGATAGATTAGTTAAACTTGGGTATAAAGAATCTTTTGTAGTTGTTCAAAGAGACTCTCAAGGTAATGTTATGATGGGTGAAAATGGTAAACCTATTACAGAACGAGTTGTAGCTAAAGATGATTTTGAGTTTCCTCAAATAAAAGATGAAGCTGGTAATTTAAATCAAGTACATCCAAGAGAAGTGTGGGATTTTGAAAATGGTAGACCTGTAGAAAGTCCTACATCACAAGCTAACTTTGTATTAGAGAATAAAAAGACTCTACACAATGAAAAAGGCAATACAAATATAGTAATATATAGACTTGCTAAAAACTATACAGATGCACAAGGTCGTGTATTTGAGTATGGTATTTTTAGAAATCAAGAAGCACAAGCTTTACCACAACAAGTTTTAAGAAGTCGTACAGGACACATGCCATCTATTATGAAGGGAACTAACTTTGTAAGAATGTATCCTAAAGAAGTAACTATTAATGGTATTAGTAGAACGTTTGAAAAACATGTACAAGAAGGTGGTACTAGAGAGTCTTGGATACTTGAAATGCAAAATGGTGGCTATGCTAGAGCTATTGCAGTAGCTCCTACAGAAATAGGTGCTCAAAGATGGTTAAGAAATAACTTAGATGCTTGGGCTAAAGAGTCTAATATTAATACAGATGGACAGTTTTTTGAAATAAGAATAGCTGATGAATTAAGGTCTGGAGATAGACTAGAAGCTAATGCTCTTAGAGAAGAAGCTATGGCATCATCAAAACAAAGAACTGATTTACCTGTAGCTAAAGCTGTTTATGAAGATACTTTTGCATCTTTTGTTATGGCAACAGAATCTAATGGTAGTAGAGCTTATATGGCTCCACTATTAAATGAGTATAAACAATTATGGATAGATACTTATAAAGATAAAATTGTTGGTGGTTTAACAGAATTTCCTAAGTCTAGAGATGAAGTAGGAAGTATGGTAGCAGACGTTCAATGGAAAGATACATTAGACCCTAAAGAACGTAGAGCAATAATAGCTAATGCAAATAAAGAACTACAACAAATTATGGTACTAGACCAAGGACATGTTCCAAACTGGATAGGTAGGTCTATGCAAAAGATTGCTGGTAGACTTGCTGAGTATGGTGAAACAAAAGCAAAAACTTTAGAAGATAGAATGCCTGTAATATCTAAAGCTATTGAAAAAGCTTTACCTGGGACATATGCAATATCTAAAAGACCTAGTTTAGCTCATAATTTTTTAATGAGAACTACATCTACATTAAAAATTCAATGGCAAATACCCTGGTGGCATTGGGCTATACAAACAGCTAACTCATGGGGACACCTAGCAGTAGGTGGTTATGCAGGATTTAATAAACAAACATTAAAGAACTATATTACAACAGCTAGTCAGTCTGCTTACATAGTACATATGATAACAAGAAATAATATAAATTCTAAAAAGTATGCTAAAGAACTGGGTGCTGGATATGATTGGTTACTTGAAAATGATGCTAGTATACTAGGCAGAACAGATAATATTCTAGACTTGTCTAAAAAAGATTTAGCTTTAATTATTGCTAATGGTAAAAATTCAGGCTTCTTTCATATAGCTGACCATACCTTTGCTAAAAACTTCTTTAGTCAAGGACCTAAAAAACTACAATCTCGTAAAGATACTAGAGTATTTGGTAAAATGAATGAGAAAGTAGGTCAGGTAGGTTTTGAACAAGGTGAGTTAATGGGTAGGATTAATACTTGGATGGCTGCTAGAATAGATTGGGTACAAAAAAATCCAGGTAAAGATTGGAGAGGTGCTAAAGCATTAGAAGAAATTAATACAGGTGCTCGTAAATTAGCTGGCTCTATGGATAAGTATGGTGAAATGGGTATACAACGTGTACCTATACTAGCTACTTTTGCACAGTTTAGTTCCTTTATATTTAAGTCATCAGAAGGACTATGGAATACTTCTGCTACACCATTTAATCCTAAACAAATGGCAGCTCTAACAGGTTGGAATACAATGGTATATGGAGTTAGGGGTGGTGTTTGGTATGGTATGGGTGGTTTATTACTAGAACTATTTAGTCAAGCATTTGGTGAAGAGAAAGGACAAGAACTAGTAAATGACTTAGATGATTTATCTTTACTTAATATAGTTATAAATGGTATGGCTGATGCTGCATTTCCTACATATGACGAAGAAGGTAACTTACTTAGGTCAGACTTAGAGTTTAATTTAAGGTTCTCACCTATGGGTGCTGATATGCCCTTTGGTGGTTATGGTGCAGTATATAAATATATAATGAGTGATGGTGAAGGTGGTAATACTTCATTTGGTCCTTCAGGTCAGTTACTAAAAGATATATTTGGTAAAGATGGAGTAACTGATATGTTTTCAGCTATATGGTCTCCTGCTATATCAGATGTTGTTCAAACAGAAGAGCAAGTATTAGGTTCTTATAAAGCATTAGCTAAGCTTACAGGGCTTACAAGTGGTCTAGCAAGGGCTGTTACTACTGCTTTAATAGCAGATAAACGTTCTAAACTAGGACAATTATCTGGTCAAAACTATACTAAAGCAGAACAATATTTATTTGGTTGGAGCTCTGTACAAAGTAAAGCAGAAAGATTAATCTTTGAAAACTTTGCTAATGCTAAAAATACTAAAGAAGCAGATGAAAAATTAGCAGAACAGTACTATAAAGCTATGGTATTAAGTTTAGGTGAGACTCCAACAGTAGAACAAATAAGTGAGGTAGTTAGAGGATTAAAAGCTACTTTAACTGGGTCTGATTTCTTATCTGAAGAAAGAGCAATGAATATTTTAAACTTAATGACACAGTATCAACGTAGAGGTTCAGGTACTTTAATTGATAATATTTATACTAGAGCTGTAGAAAAAGCAACAAATACTCAAAGAGTTTCTCCTGAAAAAATAAAAGAGTTTGAAAACTTACAAGAGATATTTAAAAACAATGGTAATCAAACTCAAAAAGAAGGTGTAGACCATATACTTATGATTATGAAACAAACTAATGCTTCTAATAAAGAGAACGATGTACTTGAGTACAGAAAAGAACGATTAAAAAATAAGGAATATTTCTAATGGCAATTAACAATAAAATGGATTTTAGAACTGATAAAATAAAACCAAATTCACCTGGTTTAACTTATGAAACTCCTACAGCTTTACCTGCTAAGTTTAGTAACTTAGGTGCTTTTGCTGAGGTAGCTACGGAAGGTATAGAAAAAGCTCGTGAAGTTAAAGACCAGTATATAGATGATGTAGCTACTGATGCAGCTAATCAATTATCTCAAGACTATCTAACTGGTTCTGAAACATATACAAATGATTTAGCTCAACGTAAATTAAGATTAGAAGATGACTTATTAAAAGATGCAGGTAATAGTACTATCCTAGCAGAAATAGATATGTTAAATGAAAAGTTAGAATTAGCTCAAGAGCAAGGTAGAATAGGTCCTGGGGAAATGAAACATAGGATGATGACTAAAGCAGCTGAATTAACTAGCAATAACCCTGCATACCAAGAAGAAATATCTACTAGAATGAATGCTATCTTTAGTGCTACAGGAGTTAATGATATTATTGCATCAGACTCAGCTTTACTAAAAGCTAGGCAAACTGCAATGATAGCACGAAGAAATAAAATGGTAGAAGAAGTTGAGAAGTATATAGGTAATACTTCAGGTATGGATAATGATACAATAGCAAGTTATTATGGTAGAATAAAAAATATAACTGCAGATACAACAAGAATGGAATTTGCAGTAAACCAATTAAAAAATGCTGATGAAAATCAAAAACAAATAGCTTATCAAAAGTTTAAACAAGATGGTGGTTTTCAAAGAACTAATAATGTAATTTATGGTAATCTACAAATAAGATTAAAACAAATTGCTAACAATACTAC